GCTCTGGGTAGTCATCAGCAAGCGCCTGCAGCTGCTCGTGATTCAGGTTATCTTTACTGCGGTATGCGTAAGGCTTACCCAGTTTAGAGTTCTGAAAAATTATCCTACCGGCTTCATCACCAGCTGCTGCTTCATGCTCTGCTTCAAGAAAGTCCTTAACCAAACTTGAAAGCGAAGTGCCAGGAATACAAACGTAAAGTTCAGACAGCCCTTTGAAGGTTTCAATTACACCATCAGTGTTAACCGTTGGTACCCAACCGCAGAACTTATCACCTTCTTCCTCTGCAACTCTGCAGGTATTGAAAATGTTTTGCTGACGCTGCCAGTCATTCCACGCGCTACCACAGTGAGGACAGGCATAAACCGCCGTTTCCGGTAAATTTCTACCGTAAACAGGGTGAACGGGGCCTTCATCTTGCTCTACCCAGCTGACATTTTCCCAGTCTAAAACGTGCTTTTCGCCACAATCGTGGCAGGCCACTGGCAGAGTTCGCTGGGTACCGAGGTTGATGTAATGCTCAACTTCGCTTAAATCCTCGACGGAAGGGGTACCGCCAAGAACAAACTTACGTTTTCGAAAGCGCTTAATGCGTTCACGCGCTAGGCGTATCGCATCACCCTGATCACCAACGTTACCGTTTGTGTCGTCGGGTTCTTCAACCAGCACCACTGGCGATGGCGTCGACTTAACGTTACTGACTGAGTTAGAGCCAAAAACCTTAAGAGAGCCCCCAGGGAAATTCTTTTTGTTACTTCGGTTACCCGCCTTTCTACTGCTGCTAACATCAACTTTTTTAGCAAGCTCTGGCGTGGCCCTGATAACAGGTTCGAACTTCTCTTCAATGAAGTCGCGTGCTTTATCATCTTTAGGAAACAACCCAAGAATTCGACTGGGCTCACAGCAAATACGCTTTGCTATCCAGCCAGTTTCAAGCAGCGTCCAGCCGATTTGCGCGGCTTTCATTAAGCCGACCATTTCAACAAAGTCATTATCTAGGGCATGCATTACACCCCAGAAGTACGGCACATAATCCGCGTTATACAAACCAGCAAAGTCTGCGTCTTCAGCAGGTAGTCGAAAGTATTTTTCAAGCCATTCGCGCGTTGGAATGTTTTCAGGTGGTAGCCACCCAGCACGGCATTCGTCAATCAGAGTCTGTAGATTGGAACTGGAAGTCTGCAATAACTCGCATGGCAGCAGCTGTGGTTCCATCAATTGATTCTCTGTCTATGGTGATCCCATGCTGGCTTTCCAGCATGGCTAAGATTTTTTCTATCGAGTTTGTGTACTCAGATTTCGCCAGGGCAATCCAACCGTCGATAGCCTCACGAACTTGTGCCTTGTCGAGAATTAGCTTTTCCTCTTTGAATAGCATGAGCTCTTTCATTCTCGCGTTGGCAGAAGCTTCGCGCGTTCGCGCTTCGTCTAACTTCAAGCGCTGGTCGCTTGCGGTTCTTCCGCTGGCTTCGTCGCGTAGTTTTTCGCAGTAAGCACGTAACCACTGGCGGTAGGTACCGCCACGAACTAAAGTTCCGTTATCGAGATGTTTGTGAATGGCCGGTTGTGAAGCACCAACCAAAGAAGCGAATTCTGTTTGTTTAGCTTTATCATCTAAATCAAACAAAATATAACCCCCCTATGGGATTTTATAGCTGTTAAAAAAACGCGGGTCTATGCGCCGTGTGAGGGGGTGCCTCCAAAAGGACCCGCGAAAATATTTTTATGGAAGTTATTTAGGAATGCATTCGCTGTTAGGTGATGCTTCCATAAGTTTGGCATGAAGTTCTTCTTGTCGTCTGTCTTCTTTGCGCTTGAAGTAGACGTTAACGCCGAAGGTGGCGATGGCTATGATAATACCTATCACTGCTACTAGATGGTCGATGTTTACCATTCCCCATAAAGCCGTAAGGCCACTGGCTGTGTAGTTAGTAGCTGTGGTCTTATCACTCATTTTAAATCTGTCGCTATATGCTGACATGTTATGCACTCCTGTAGGGCCCATAACATGATTATTCAATTGTTGTTCCATTGTGTATTAGACGTAAGGTTATTATTTACCACGCCATACCTTTAGGCCAATAGCAGATAACACTACAGCCTTGAACAGAAAGTCTAAATCAACACCGGCTTTCTCAAGATTACTGATGGCCAGTACTGCTGCATCCAACATGCGAGGGTCATTGAATACAGCTAACGATATGGCGCCTAATACCAACAAAGCGTAAGGTGAGGTAACGAGAACGGTAACGTACTCATCTTTCCAGCTGCTCTCTAAGCCCTGGGCTAATAGCGCTTCTCCCTCTGCGTCAGTAAGCGTAACCTCATGCTCACCTTGTAATTTAGTTTGCTTAAGCTTTGCCTTAGCCTGTTCAGCATTTGCCTTTTGCTGTTGCTTACTCTTGAAGATACCAATAACACCATCAATAGCGCTGCTTAGAGGGCTTAACCATTTCATTGCCATTCACCTGTTCTTAATTGCTCAGCTAGTTGGATGGCGCGAAAACCTACCTGCCTGCGCCATTTGCTATCTAACATCTCAGTTGATGCCGATTCGAAATCGCCTTGCTCGATGTAGGCAAGCGTCTTCTTGAATTTGAGTAAACCGCTGGTACCAAGGTTAAACGCCATGTTGATAAGCACCGCAACACGCGCATCATTCAAACCTTTCAGGCTAATGTTTCTACGAACCTGTTGTTCAACCCTGCTTAAGTCGTTAGCCAAAAGAAAATCGCTTTCTTCCTGCGATATGCCGTTTGTCTCTAAGTTGCGTCCTACACCGATTGTTAAATACCCTTCAGAGCATCGATAAACTTTGTGTTTATCTCCCTCGTGTGCGCGTAGCTGGGTAATTAGCTTTTCGTATTCCATGGGGCACCAAATAAAAAAGCCCCACCAAATGGTGAGGCAAGGTTGGGATAAACAAGACACAACAAGCAGAGAAAAGCAGGCACAAAAAAAGGCCACTCAATGAGTGACCTTTGTGTCGAGTGCAGCTTCGCTTAGCTTACGTGAAGTAAAGTAGATGATCCGCGCGCGCAGATCAACAAGTTTTTTCAAATTATGCCAATTTAACGTCTAGGGTGAACCCAATCAAAGCCCCGTCAACCCAACAAATAGCTGATTTGTGAAGACTTCTTGCTTTTGTCTCACCAATATTTAACGCGTTAGAAATCATTGGATAATTGTAATCGCTTCGATAGTACATGATGACTATGTTGGCTAATAAGGGTCGCTCTCGCTTCAGTTCTGCAACAAGACGGTCTACCAATAGCGCCATATCGTCATTGATGAAATACACGTTGTTGTTATCGCTTTTGCCGATATTGAGCCCTAATCCCATTCGGCTCCATTTGCCCCACTCATTGAGCAAAGTTTCGGTTTCGCTTGTATCGTGCTGAACGTCTGTCACTACTACGCTACCTTATCGTCTGGTGTGCTTATGTGCGCCTGGCGTTTTCTAGAAACTAGCATGCCAAGCTCTTTAATTTTCTGACTAACCAGGTCATCGCCAAGCATAGGTTTGCCGTGCTTAGCTACGTAACTGTCGATAACCGGCTTTTTCGGTGTTGAGTATTCAAGCGCTTTTTTCGCTTCAGGCAAATCCCCTGTCATAGCCCTGCCTACCCAGTACTCATATTCGCCTTTGAACAGTTCCATGAAGTCTGCGTCTCGCATTTGATAAACACGATGACCAACACGTTCGTCTACCAGCTCAACCGCGCGATGGCTAAATTCAAAGTCTTTACCTTTGAATCTTCCGCGTCTGGCGATCACTTCATCGTAAGCTTCACGAAGTGAGGGTATTCCAAGTTCCTCAGGTGTAGGCTTACAAAGCTTCGCAAACTCTGTAGGCCGTGGGCGATATTGCTGCTTACACGCTTTTTCGATACCTACTTGAATTTGTCGGCTGCTGGAAATTCCCTCGTCAACCATCTGCTTAGCGTATTCACGAATGGCCCATTGCTGCATGTGCAACTCTGGGTACTTGTTAACGAATTCAGTCCAGTACTCTATCAACACAGGTCTCAGGTTTGTTAGGCAAAACTGGTAAACAGTTTCAAGTCTGCTCGGTAGAGAAGTCGAAGGCTTCGACCCCTTCGCCTCGTTGCGCTCGTTCATAACAGTCTCGCCATGCGGTTGCGGTTGCATTGCGATACCCACTTTGTTGACTAGATTGCTGCTTGAGTGCATGACTGCCCCCTTTGACTTGGTTGTGCTTGATGGTTGCGCAATAACGCATCCAGTACTTTCGATGTGTGGCTATGTGGCGATAGGTGTTACCCGTATCGCTAAACTTCCACTTGTTGAAAATCGCTTGTAGTTCATCCGTACTGACTGAAAGACCAACTTGCTTGGCCAAACCTACCCAGTCGTTACAGAAATTCAGATTTTCGCGCGCGCACGCGCTATCTTCTTCTTCTATATCGGATATAACGGATATGTGTTGTTCATCGGACTTTTGAAATTTTAAGACGTTTCCGCCGTATCGCTTATGTGGTGCGGGTTGTGGCGTTTTTTTGTTGCGTGTTGTTCCCGTGTTGCTCTCGTGTTGTTCCTCATTTGAACCTGATAAATCTGTCGAGGCTAAAGAGCAGTGATAACACGCTGCTTTTTGTTCTTTAATAGAGCCTTTTCTAACCAGTTCGATTAGGTTTGCGCGCTCTAATTGTCGAACTGCTGTTCGTATTTTCTCAGTGGTAGGCTTGGGCTCAACCGTGTTAGAGCCACGAGGGGGGGTGTGCTCCATTTCCTCTTTCATAGAGCGTAAGGAAACATGCACTAAGCCGTCACTATATCTCATTTTCTTTCGAAAGCAACGTATGTATAGCGTAACTGCGAATGGAGGCAAGCAGTTATCGCTTAGCGCTTCATACTCGGCCTGATTCACTGCATGCCCTCGCCTAGCTTGGTTATCGCTTCCAGCTGCATCAGGTCGTCTGCTATTTCAACTAGCTTACTTGATATGGTTGGATCCATGAATCTGGCTAACGCATTTAGTGTTTCGCGCTTAATGCCAAGGTCTTGCGGTTTACGCCTAATTGCGATGAACAATGCTTCTAAGCTTTTAATGGATGTGTAAACCGGGTCTTCCTGCTTTTGGTCTTTAGCAGTTCGTGCCGCGCTGATATCTTTCACTTTGTCGTTAAGTGAAGCCACAGTACCGCCAATCGGCTCGAAATAAGTAGCTGCTTTACCTTTGGCCGTGAGCGTCCATGTCTTCTCAGCAAGATCTTTTACGATAAGGCCCTGCCCGCTTAGCCTGCCCAATGCCGCAGAAAGTGGTGGCAATTCAACAGCACCAATTGCTTCAGCGAGAGCGTCGCGGCTATATGAGCAGTTAGGCTTAAAACAATTCAGTAAATCAGTGTCAGTAAACATTACTGGTCCTCTGCGGCAGTGATCAGAATTAAATCTTCAGGCGCTAAATGAATGCGCCCGTTCAAGTCGTCATCAACATGGATGATGCGTTCAAAAACAATGGCTACTTTTCCGTAGCTCTTACCATCAAGAATGGTGGATTCAGTTAATGTGCGTGCGCCTGGCATGGGTCGAACGGCATCACCAACCTTAAAAATCTTCTTTCGAGTTGGTGGTAAGCCCATGTACTTCATCATTCGACCTTGCGTGCTCATAAGGTCACCAAAGCATAAGCTGCAATGGCGAATGGCATAACGACTACAAAAAGCGAAATGGTAAGCAACGCTGCTCTAACCACGCGCACAGTAAGTGGTGGCTGACGCCACATGTGATGATGACCTTTTACTGCTTTATTTTTTGTAGACATAACCATTACCTATTAAAAGTCATTCCAAAGGCTGCTAAGCTGCAAATCGGACAAAAAGCAACCCGCAACCAAAGGAATGAAACTATGAAAAAACAATTACCGCTAATAACAGTCGGTGAATTCAAAGAGCAGCTAAAAGGTATCGATGACAATATGAAACTCGACTTCTCTTCGCTTGATTTCTACCGATTAAAACGGCGCTCTGACACCCTTATCCAAGTTGAGTTTAATCAGATGGTTTATCGAGATGACGAGGGAAACGTACAGGTTGATAACCTTGAATAATTAATCCCAAGTTTGTTAACGCCATCAATTTATCGGTATGGCGGTAGCTTTCTACCGTCTTGCCGTTCTCAAGTCTCTTTAGTAGAACTTTTTCGTCGCAAATATTGATTTGCCATACTTCTTGGTCTTGCTGGGCTTTTTCTTTAATGCACATAAATATTGAACGCTTTGAGTTAAAAACTAGTTGGCTGAGCGATACTTCTAATGGCAGACATAAACCCTTTTTGCAGATCTGTTTTTCCTATTGCGACCCATCGCTTATCCAGTGTTTCGTTTGCTTCTAATTTTGAAATGAAGTCCCCCACTTTTTTTGAAAGTTCTTTCCCCTCATTCATTAAGTCAATTTCTTCCTGAGAGAGGTCTCTATACCCCTTAATTTTCTTATGCTGATTGTCCATTATTGTTCCTCTTGGTTTTTTCGGCTTGGTGCCGATTTTTTAAATAATCGCCATTTTCCCCAAGGGGATAAGCGAACATTCTTCCATCTGGGAAGTAACCTTCTTCAATAGAAAAGCTTTCATTGCGTTTCTTGTAACCTGTTCCATCTGGAACAAAGCAGATTGGATTTTCTCCCCAATCAATTCCCATCCACCCAGACTCTGGAACGTCTGACGAATCTATTGTTTTGTCTAAAGCAGACTGTAGTTTTTTGGGGTGGAATGGGTCACAAGATCTCTCAAAATAGGCGCACCCATCAAAAGGTGGCGGCAGGTCTTTTGATGTTTTAAATAGAATGGCTGCGCTCATGATTTCCGCTCCTTAGTACAGTTATAGGTTTGCAGCGCTTCAGTTATGCTTTCGAGTGAAACACTGTTTAAAAGGTATTGTGATGAAACAACAAAAAAACCTAGAAGTGGCTTTTGCTCTGTTAAAAGAAGCTGTTGAAGCGTTGCGGCCACTTTCGCTGAATGGCTGTGACGACGATTTAGCGCTGTTCGTGCAATGCGTGAAGTGTGAGTTAAGCATTCACAAAGCGCTTCTTGATGAGAAGTCTCACAACTCATAAATTGCTAACCACTGTACAAAAAAACATAAACTTTGACAGACTATTCAAGACCGTTCGAAAAGCTATACTTAAAAAATACTTACTACACACCATTTGGGGCGTTGAAATGCTAGGCTGCTTGATCATTGGTATATATATCTGGTCTTATGACAAAACGGCTGACGCCAATCGTGCTCTCAATCTGAATCGCGCGCATCACAGGTATTTTTCTGTCTTTCCATTTTCCAACCGCTTGTTCTGTGATTCCAAGTTTCTGGGCAAGGAGCTTCTGTGTGCCTCCAGCAGCCTCTACGCACATCTTAAATTCTGGTGTCATATAAACCTCCTACTTATTAAATAGTAAACCATCGCTTTATTTAAAGTAAACCAGAAAAAGCATAAAATGGTAAACCTTACGTTTATGGTGCTGATATGAAAGATAATTCTGTAACTGCTAGGATTAAAAAGGCGATGGTTGAGAGGGGTGTAAAGAACGCTCACTTAGCCAAAGCTGTAGGCGTCACTCCGCAAGCAGTCGGAGGATGGTTCAAAAAAAACAACATTAGCCAGCCGTCGATTATAAAGTGTGCTAATTACCTCAATGTTTCTCTCGATTGGCTCATGAACGGTGACAAAAGCAGTAATGTTGTAGAGTTGAATAAAAATAGAGTGGCTGAGCCAAGCGCTGAGTATATGGGGATGATCGAGCCATGGGATAGCAATACCCCGCTCAATGAAGATGATGTAGAGGTGCCTTTTTACATGGAAGTTGAATTGTCTGCAGGGTCAGGCTTGGAAGTACAGCTAGAAACCGCTGGACCTAAATTGCGATTTTCGCGTTCAACACTTAAAAGGCAAGGAGTAGACGTTGCTAATGCAGCTTGCGTTAGGGTTTCAGGAAACTCAATGGAGCCAGTAATCCCTGATGGTGCGGCTGTAGGAATAGATACTAGCCGCACAAATGTTAAAGACGGTGACATGTACGCTATAGATTGGTCTGGCGCTCTATTCGTTAAAATATTAACTAGACGACCAGGCGGTGGATTACGTATCAAAAGCTTCAACCACGAAGAATATCCAGAAGAAATCCTCGACGCGGAAGAAGCAAAAAATATTAGAGTAATTGGGCGTGTCTTCTGGTATTCGGTTTTGTTGTAATTGAGGACTAGGCCTTAGACAATTCGGGCTTTATTTGCAGCAGTTTTTCGACGACCAGCTCAATATCACTGCTTGCATCTTCCATTGTTACGTTTTCGTTTTTCAACTCCGCAATGGCTTTTCGCATTAACGAAATAGTTGGCTTCTTTATTTCATACGAATCTCTAAACTCTGAGTCTTCGAATTCAAGCACTATTTCTTCAAAATTACGCCAATCCTCGAGCAGAAGCTGATTTCTTTTAAAG